GCTTTCTCTGCATCAGACACAAATTGACTTGGGAATCCTACAGATGAAATGTTTATCTTTACATCCTTCATCTTCTAATTAATTCACTTGTTGTTCCTTTATTACTATACCTTGCAAAGTTAATACTTATTTTCGACTCTTTTTTCTCAGGTACATACGAATTCTTCTGAGTCGCCATTATTGCAAGTCCTGAGCTTATTGTTGCATCGTACCTAGTTCTATTACTAATATCAAACTTAGCCCAATCCTCAAGCGTTCTAGTAAACATCATAGAGCCCATATCGTCCATATCTCTATACGCTCCACTTAGGTCTATACCTACATACTTCTCGATGTAAGATTCAACTGCGGAGGCGTGAGACTGCTTAACGTCCTCACTTGAGTTAGGTATACCTCCAAGCTCCTTCTCTGTCTTAGAGAGCTTGTTATAGTGCTTGTCGGGCCTGTTAATACTAAAGCCCCTATATCCTCTGTTCTTAAAATGGTATAGCAGTCTAGGTTTATTATTCTCTACAAGTATTGGCATACCATAGAATACACAGGCCATCAGTACCTCCTCAAAGAATATCTCTGCTGTCTGTGGTCTAGCCACATACTCTAAGAAGAACTCATTAGATGGTGCGTCATCCATATTAAACTTTGTCAATCCATGTAGTGCTCCATTAGAGCCACCTCCACCTACCGTTCCTGATATGTCATATGAGTCACATCCGAATGCACCGATGTGCTCATTGGCAGGATACTTGATTCCTCTCTTCTCTATAACACCATTCTGCAATCCCTTCTTGGGGGTCCAACTAACAAGGAACCTGCCTCTCTTGTCAGGACTCCAAATGACTGTACTATCTTTTATTCCGTCCTTCCAATGAAAGCTTCCCCTTGTAAGATGATGCTCCCTTATTAATGAATCATTGAAGTCTATCTGTTGATATATCTTTGTAAGATTAAATAGAGACTGCTTGCTCTCATCCCTAAATGCGTGAGACTCTGTCCTTGGAAACTGACGATAGAACTCATTGAGTGCGTCAGGGTCATTCTTTAATGAGTCAACCTCAGCCTCCCAATAGTCAATAGCTCCATTATCAATCATCTCTCCGTCTACACCGAGTACAGGCTTAGAGGGTTTTCTTAATACCGGCATTCCATATCTATCTATGAACCCCTCCATATTCCACTCCATAGGAATGAATAGGTTATATAGCCCGCTTTTAGTCTGTCCGTTTGCGTTTCTTTTTGTTGGGTGAGAGTCGTTGTATAGTTTCTTAAACTCTTCACCACCCTTGTTTAATGCATTTGATGTTGAGCCCATCATACACTTACCAATAATCTTACTACCCAACCTTAGACAGGTCTTTGTTACACGCCAATTGTTTAATATGTTATTTGGCTTAAGCCACTTACCACTCTCGTCATGTACTAATAGTAAAAGCTTCTCACCGTCATAGGAGTTGTCATCTGTGTTCTTCCAATCTATAGTGGTGTCAAGGCCATCCATTCCTGTCTCATCAATGGTTGACATATTCTTCTTTGTAATCTTAGATGCAGGAATCCTAAATGCTAGCTCCGTCTTTGGTTTATCCATACCATCCTGTATGGGTTTGAAAAAGAATGGAAGCCTCTGTGATATAGGGACAACCTTATCGGTAAACATCTTCTTAGCATCACTACCCGTCTTTGACAGTATACCTACACGTGAGTCTCTCGCTAGTGTACCTGTGTTAACACACTCAGATGAGCTCATAAACGAGAATCCTGAACGTCTAATCTTTAGATAGTCTAACCCAAAGCAACGCTTATCAGCCTTACAAGCCTCCCAATACATATATAGTATTCTGTTAGCCTCTCTAAAGTCAGGATATCCCACATCAATATTGGTCCACTGTAGATACATATAGTGAGCTCCCGTAATATAGGTAGGTATTCCGTTGTTCATAAACCAATACCCCTCCTCTCTTCTATCAAACTCTTCCTCTATGTAATCAACCCACTTACTTTTAAACTCAGATGGCATCACGTTCCATTGAAAGATTGACTGAATCCTTCCTAGTGCATCAGGTATATCCTCTCTCTCCCAATAGTTTTTTCCTTTTGATATTTTCTCAGGTGGCTTTGGCAGGGCAATACGAAGTCCGTTTATACTAACAACTGTATCAATCTCTCCCGACTTAGATATTACTACTACGTCATACTTATCATTATAGCCATACGTCCAACTGCGTACACGGTTCTTGTTCTTAACAACCTTTGATGGTATGTAATCTTTTAGAACACTGAATAAGTTATTTTGACCTTCGTTCTGCAAATCCCTGTTTAGTATCTATCTTTGTCTCTCCTCTCTCTGAGACATCTATGTTTCTTTTCTCGCCCTCTATCTTTGATAGTATCTCGAATGCATCAAATATAGCTAACTTTTTTGTAGCCGCAGCATTCTTTAATCTATCTGCAGCTAGCTCGTCATCAGGGTCAGGCTTGATAATGTCTTCTTTAGCAACCTTTATTAACTGCTCAACAGCCTTCATTCCTGCGTTTATAATCTGAAGTTTAATATCCTTTGTCTCCATTATAGCTTTATTGTTATCTGATGGTCATACATCCTGTATAGCTTCTCCCCGTCAACATTAAACTCATACTCACTGTCAGGCTTGAAGCAAACCCTATCACCTTTCTTTATACCTTTAGATACAAGGTAGTCATTTGGATACATCATCTCACCCATCAGTGGCTCCTCAGAGAATGGCTTAAACATATATGAGTCCTCTGCAGGTATAGGCTTAACAAAGCAGTACCTATCATAGGAGTGCCACTCTCCGTTATGGCTATACATAAAGAACTGCTCCTCATCTATAAAGAAAAGGTCGTCCTTAAAAAAGCTCTTACCACTTTGTTGACGGCCCTTCATATCGTTATAAAACTTAAATACGTTGTGATGTACTAGTAGAGTGTCATCCTTCTGTATAGGACCTTCGTATCCTAGTGGCGTTTCGATGACCTTGGCATAGCGAGTTGAGAACTGATGGTCTTCTTCTGAGGTGCTTGTTATAAAATCAATTCCCCCTATCTCTTTTGTGTTGTCATATCGCTTGCCGTTTTCTGATTTAGTTATAAAGTAAAACGGTGACTTCATTTAAAAATTTATATTGTACTCGATTGAAATTGGCATTGTGCGTGTGAACTCCTTCCACATCATTATCTCTTCTCCCTGCTGAATCCATATCTTGATAGACTCGCTCTCAGGATAAAATTTTATTAGATGAATTGTGTACTTAGAACCTAATACCTCCTGACCTACTATGTAGTGCATTGCACCACCCTTATAGTCGGGCCCTATAGATATCTTCCTAATGTCCATTACACTACGATTCTAAGCTCTCCCGTTGCTGTCTTGTAGACATCATTAATAACAAGGCCTCCTGCAAGTGCTGCCACATTATCAGCGTAAGTTCCTAAAGCGAGCAACTGCATAGTGTCTCCCTTTAATACGGTAGAACGAAAAGTACCTGTCAAAGTAATATCTTTTGTTGCCGTATTCCCTGCATCAAGAACCTGCTGCAATGTTTTATCAATATTAGCTCCAATCACTGTAGCTAAGTCGCTAACTAAAAAGTTTTTAGTTGAGTTAGCAGGAGTACCCGCAGTGTTTGTTCCTATTAACTTGTCTGTTAATGCAACAGGACTTACATTTGAATACGTACTTATCTTTGACATCTTAATCCTTTTTTTCTGATACCTCTCCTGTCTGTAGGTTTATGACAGCATCGGCTCCATATTTTTTTACTAGTTCTTCTTCGTGTGTAGCAAAATGTTCTTTTAGTACATCGAGCTTCTTTAGAGTGTCGTGCTTCTGTAGCTCAATACTTGCTAAGTTCATTTTGGTGTTGTTGAACTCTGACTGCAATCCTTGCAATACAGTAAGTTCCTTTTCATCAAGTTTCATTCTATTTAATTTTATTTCTTACAAAGATAAGAATTATTTCTTTCTTGTCTTCTCAACCGTTCTACCACCAAAGTATGCAGCGATAACAGTAAGTAATAGAACCTGAAGCAGGTCTACCCAATTATCCTCAACCTTAAACTTAATCTGTCCCGCATCAATAAATATCAACAGCATAGTGTTGAAAATCAAGAACATCAAGACCAATGGTCGTACATTCTTAGACAACCAAGAGTCCGAGTTCATATCTGCTCTCCATCTCTCGGTAACATTCTTCTGCATATCAGCCTCAGCGTCTATTAGAATCTTTGTCATCTCCTTCTCAAACTCTGCCTTCTCATCTTTAGTTCTTACGAATCGGTCTACCAATCCTCCAACCTTTCCGGCTACATCTGTTCCTTTACCGAACAGTCTCATTAAAATCTCTTTCATTTGCTTTCTATTTTATTTATCATTTCAGTGTGAATCTTTGCCACCCTGTCTCTTCCTTCCTCGCTTAGAAGAATATTCTTACATTCCTTCTCATTGGTCATAAAGAAGTTCTCAGACAATACAGCAGGCATAGCGGTATGAATTAGAACATAGAAGCTTGATTCCTTGTCTACGTCACCATCCGTTGTGTCCTTACGCATCTTATACCTTGGGAACTCCTTCTCTGCCTCAGCATATAAGGCTGTTGCTATAGCATCCGACTGAGTCTCTCCCGGAGATGTAAAGACCTCCCAACCATTTGCGGACTCATCACTAAAGCCATTTGCGTGTATGCTTAAATATATACAGGGCTTTTCTGACTCACGATAAACCTCGTTAGCCAACTTAACTCTTGTTGATAGAGGGACATCCTCATTGGTGTCAACCAAGTTAATATAGTCTATCTTATTTTTATTACAATACTCAGAAATACGCTTTACTACAGCACGATTAAACTCACCCTCAAAGAGCTGAGTGCCATCGTCCCAAATAGGACTACGCTTTCCGGGTGTCTGATAGACACCGTCAATAATCCCTCCGTGGCCATTGTCAAGAATCCAAACATACTTAGACCTACTCTGTAACGGCTGCTTGCAGCACGGACATAATTTTCCCATATTTTACTATTGAAGTTCATAGAGACGTTGTTCCATAGTCTGAAGCTGTCCTTTGATTTCTGCAATCTCAGCCTTTATGAACTCAATCTCATTAGATGTCTTTATGATTGCCGCATCAACCTGACTGTCTCTTGCAGGTAAACGCTTGGCATCCTCCACCTCTGCGTGAAGTTGAAAGTACATACTAACAAATGTAGCAACGAGTCCCACAATAAACAAAAGGTTTTTTGGTGATAAGTTTATTTTTGTTTTCTCGTTTATCTGTGACATTATTTTTTTATTATGTACTTAATAATAATATTATGTGTATATGTTGAATAAAATTCTACCAAAGTGCAACGATATTTGCCGGAGGTGCCGGGGTTGCAAATACTTTTACGACTTGAACAGGTATAAAACTACCCGCAAGTATTCCCGTGAATGTAACATCATCTCCACCTGCCGTGGTAACTTTAACATCACCGGCTACACCAACGTATAGTACGCAACCATTGTTCGGAGTGTCGTGAGATGCATATAAATCATAAGCTCTACCCGGAGCCATACCCGCTCCTGTAATACTTAACTGCGTTGCACTATCCACCGCTGTTACTGTGGCTGCATAGGCGGGTGATGAAGTGTAATTATATATAATATCTCCAATCTTTACACCTGCATTAATAAAAGAACCTACAGAATATCCATCACCTGCACTCGCAAAAACATTTGATTGTAAAGTAAGAACAGTTGTTCCTACGGCTGTTACGGTGGTTGTTCCGGGGGTTGTTGTATTTGTAACAGTATCCCCTACCTTTACCCCGAGAGTAATAAAGTTTTTGGCAGCGTCAGTCAATGTAAGTTCATCTGTTGAGTTTGTTCCGGTTATAGCGTCTATAAGCTTTCCTGCAGACGCACCTGTTGTTGTGCTGCTGATTGCTAAAGTTGCGGGGTTTGGAATATTTACAGTGTCACTTGGAATTACTGCTATTGCTCTACTTGCTTGTAATTTTTGGTAAGCCATTTCTATCTTTTATATATATACAAAGATAGTATTATTTTTTTATATGTAGAAACACTTAGTCTTCAGTCAATCGCTCATACTCACTAACAACCATATAGATAGTATAAATCATAAGCATCGCTCCTAAGCTCTTGAAATGAAGCTCCTTAGTATATAATAATATAAGGGACGTGATAAGTGATGAGGTGTAATATAGGACTGCTAGTATATTTTGATGCATTACTACTCTATAGGTGGTAGCGGCTCTGTCCATTCAGGAGTCTGCATTAATGCGTGACAGTCAGCCCAACTTAGTATTGATGCAGGAACTAACTCGCCATCCTCAATACAGTGAGGCGTGTGGTGCTCGTCCCACTTTATAACAAACTGTGAGCCATCTAATGAATACCTTAAGTCTTTTGGTGAGGTTGGATATATACCATCATCAAACTCTACCTTTGATAGATCTGAGGAGTTTATTATTCCGTACTTAAAGTCTTGTGGATATATATGAGCCATTATTTTTTTATTTTAAACAAAGATAATAAATTATTTTATGATGGTACATCAGTTGATGGCTCAGTAGGAGGAGCAGGTAATGTGGTTGATGTACCGTCATTACCTCCTGAGCCTTGGTCAGTTAATGTCCAAGCACCCCCTGAGTAATTAGCTGCCTCTCCCATCCTGTACCACGTTGTGGGTGCAGTAAGTCCGTTGTCGTTAAGATTATTAGGCACTCCACTATTATACAAAGTAGCTACATCATTACGTAAGTCTGTTCCGCTCCAAATTGCCACCTCATCTATGTTGCCGCTAAAAGGATTCCAAAATCCTTGTGAATGTTCACTAATATATAAACTACCTATTGATGTTGGTAATGATGTTATATTCATATTTACTGCACCTGTTTGGTCTACTCCATTAATAAATATTTTACCTCTATTTGCAGACGCTAATGTTCCGTCATAACATACTAAAATATGTGCCCAAGTATCCGCAGTAAAAACTCCTGTGTTAGTATAAATATAAGTACCTGTGTCTTGTATTTGAAACCGTAATCTGTTTCCGTTATCAATAAGAATTTGACATTGTGAATCACTTGCACCTGTATTTCTTGGTATATGTAATATTACTCCTAAAAGATTAGTTGCAGTTGGTTTTATCCAAGCACTAAAAGAAGCCTTTGTTTGACCGTCCAATTCTGAATATGTAGCATCAGTTGAAATATAATCAGTATTACCATCAAACGTAAATGATTTAGTTGAGGCGAAGGATGAGCCTTGTGCGTTTAATATAGATCGATAGTAGCTTGACATCTATGCAGGCTGTACAATCCAATACTCAACTCTTGTTCCTCCACACCACTCGGCATAGATTACATTAAGGGCTGTTGTACTGTATGTACCTGAGCCCATAAGAACCC